CGATATTGCAGGTTGACCATCCACGAATATGGTGTCAACAACTTCTTGTAACCTTCTCGCTGTATTGATACCCACTTGTGAGTGTACTGGAACAACGAGTAATCCAAATGGTTTCTGGTAAGAACGAATATCCCCTGCGGTTAGTTTACCATCACGAATATTCTTTGCATCATTATGATGAAGACGAATTACTCTACCAATAGTCTGACTAAACGTAATGTAATCCATGTTTCTCATAAAGATAACAGATTCTAAACCCGAAACATTTATTCCTTCTGATAGAATAGAATGGTGGATGACGATAAACTTCTTATCATCATCTCTTCCCCAATCAGATAGAGTCTCAAAGAATGTATCTCTATCAACTTTATTACCATCAATATATGCACCAGTTTTTGATGTGATATACATGAGAGAATATCCTAATTCTTTCATGATCTCAGCAAAGTCAGTTTGCTCAACCAAATCAATGATATGACTTGTTCTTGATGCAGCAACTAAGACCTTGTTAGTATCTTCCTCAACTATTGAAGTATAAAGATGGTCACAATCACGATCAGGTATGCTACCATGATTCGGAGGAAGTTGTTTCACAACAACTTGTGGTGGTAGTATGTAACCACTATCAACCAAATCTGGTGCGGGTAACTGGTAGATCACATCTCCATACACAATGTCATCATCCATACCAATTCTATGAGACACAGAACTATGCTTTGGTGTAGCAGTAAAGTAATAACATCTAATGTTATCTACAAGTGAAAAATGTTCTGTAGCATCAATGAAGTTTCTCTGTACACTATTATGTGCTTCATCAAAGTAAATGGTATCTACATGAATCTCAGATTCCATTATCCTATGAAGAGAATGATATGTTGTGAATATTATCTGATTGAAGGCACAGTTCTTTGCTGACCAAACAGATATACGAGTTGAGTCAGTTGTAGAGTAATGCTCTGTCTCTCCACTATGAACGTGAAGAACCTTGATTGGTTGTATCTCAGGATATAATCCAAAGACCTCCAAGAACTCAGACGATAGTTGTTGACTCAAAAGTATTCTAGGTGCAACAACCACAATGGTCTGTGTATCTGAACGATACTCTCTCATGGCATCAAATATCATGCACAGAGTTTTACCACTACCAGTAGGCATAATTAATTGTCCTTTATCATACAAACGCATTGTATCAAAGGCATCTTGCTGATGTGGTCTCAAACTGAACATAAAATAGTGATCTGTAATAGTATTATAACACAGGTGTCAATACTATTGTTGCTGTTGTTGTAGATTAGAAACACTCGCTTCAAGATTAGCAATTCTCTTGAGTCTTTCTTCTGTCTCCTTATTCTCTTCCTCTTCCCTTTTCTTCTTCAAGTAAGCATCCTTTTTATTCTCAGCATCTTGAATGGCAGTATCCATCTTGTCATCCTGTGCTTCATTTTCTTTCATGAATTGCTGAAAACTTTTCATCTGCTTAACTATCCTTTCTATTATTTAACAATTCTGAGGTGTGACTTGTCCTTTTTCTCATCATCCCCATCTGATGATAGAGGTGTGTACTCATAACCCTCTGCTTCCAGTTCTTCTTGGAAACTAGAATACTTTGGATGGTAGTAGTCATCCTCTGCTCCCATAAGAATCTGTAATAAGTCCTCACTATCTTTTTGATATACTCTATGTTTATCTAAGGTATCTGTGATTGCTTCAACGATACACGCATAGATTTCATCTGGAGTTGCTTCTGAGTATATTGCATCCTCAATCCAGACCTTCAACTGTTCTAACGAATAGTTTTTGTGGTTAGTTCTTCTTGTCATACTTAATTGCATCCTCGATAAAAAGTTGTATTTCTTTAGACGAAAGTTTATTCAACCATTTCCATTCGGGATCATTTTTATCCCAATCAACGTTGAATGATCCGTCTTCATTCTGACTTATTTTCAGAGTGTCTTTGTTCATTTCTCTGTTTTTTGATTCTTTTCTTTATCATTCTTGCATAACGAACATCTTCTTTGGTGTATAACTTAGGATGTTTTTTTGCTATTTTGATAATTTGTTTTGCTGCTTGTTTGTCTTGCACTGTTAGGTATTAATACTAGTTCTACTAATATATCTATACCAGTAACCACGAATTATTGTATAATCGGCATAGGGAGATCAGAAAAACGACCTTTTCTAATTTCTTCAAGTCCAATTTGTATCTCAATCATTTCTGTGAGATCTTGTACACTCTCAGACATTCCACGATACCCTGCACCGACATAGATTTGTCCTGCCATAACAGCAAGAGTACAAGCACCCCAGAAGACGTAGTATTTACCAGATTTAATCTGATGTTTAACTTTTGATAATGGTTTAGACATTACTTAATTTCATTTATATCATATTCTATCACGATCTGTTTACTTTGTCTACCCATGCTGTTACATGTAGTAAGTTCTGTTACACTTCCTTCTAATAGAATTGCTAATTCTTTCATGCGTTGGATAATCCTCTGCTTACTTTCTTTCATTTTCCTTTAACCACCAGTAGTTGACGTATGCTTTGTATTGATGAGACTTAAGTTTATGTTTTCTAATATGCTCTATCATTCTTTCTTCTCCATAAAATTCATCAAACCATGCCTTGTTAAGACGATCTGATATCTCAGGACCTGGTTCAAAATGGTATGGAAACCTATGTATATTCATCATAGGAAACATATCCTTCTTGCGTGATTGAATAATCTTAATCTTAGTTGATGTAGATTTCTTTACAGGTTTCTTTGGTGCAGATTTCTTTGATGACGAGTTAAGTCTCTTTACCTTTTCATCAAATGATTTTTGCGTTCTTGCCATTTAATTGTTGTATGATGTAAGCATTATAAAACCCCTGACCGAAAAAGTCAAGGGTTTGAAAGTGTTAAGGTGGATGTGTATGGTGTATGCTAATCAATTAAAACCTCCTTGCAAATTCGTTTGCAGATATGTTGGTCTTCATTGCATTCGATTAGGCACTCGTAGTATTCTGTGATTAAATCGTTATCTTGGTCTTGTGTACCCATTAACTGATTATAAGAAATTAAGTTGTGCATGAATCGTACTCCGTTTGGATCATAATTTACATAACGAAGGAGTTAAAGCATGGTTACCTCCTCTTAATTCTTTAGTTATTTAGTTAGTATATGCTGAAAAACGAACAATTTTCGCAACATTTCGCAAATATGTATAAATGCCTATGCTAGTCTGATTCAATAATATCAGGACACAACATGGCACCTGCAAGGTCTCTCGCCTTCTCATTTTTCTCACATAACGTATTCAACCATATTCTCTCTTTGAGGGTCACAGAACCGCTTGTGGACATCAATCTGCAGCATATATCGGTCAGTTCTGACCTTTCTCTTTGATTCATTAGTCTCTTTGCCTCCAATCATCTGATCTATCGTTTTTAAACCAATCTGCTATGTCATCTGCACCATTAAAACCTTTCTTATTTGAATTTGGATTTCCTAAGTCCAAATATTTTAAACATGATCCATCTGGATCTGTTGCTAATCTCCTTGCTTGACTCAACATACCTCTCGCACTTGTGTTTGCTTTTGCTAATTTGTTTGACCAGATCATGTCTTCTAGTGAGACTTCAGTTCCAGAAGCAATGTCTTTACAAATTGATTCCAAACGTAGACGATACTTTGTTGATAACATAAGAAATTTTAATAATTGCAATTATTTATTTTAATGATTCTTACGTGTCACTGAATATCTTCATAACGATATTTTTGTGATTTGTATGCACCATAACTTAATTGATCAGGATCTGAATCGTCTTGTTTCGATACTCTTCTCCTGACATATTCTAATTCGTGCCAATCCGATTCATAACAACATAAACATACATGAATATTTTTATGTAAAAATGTGCTGAGATCACACTGTGGTCTTGGTTTTGTTGCAATTTCAATTGAAATATATCTTGCAGGTGTTTGCCATCCTTTTTTATTTTCTGATGGTTCTGCTTTAAAATATACCCATCCTTCATGTACCATACCTAATGCTGTTGTCCAACGAACATAATCGTTTACTTTTGGTTCGTACATTAATTGCTGTGAGGATGAAATTATTATACCATATATCTATCAGGTTGGCAATTGACATTTTTTTATAGATATGTTATAATATCAACACATTAAAAAAGACACGATGAAGTATCATCTTTACGATCAAAATCAAATCCATCAAGGAAGATTTAATTCTGTATATGAACTTAGAAAGTTTTTATGTGATAGAAAATATGATATTAGTTGTGATGCAGATATATCTTGTACGTTTGATTATATCAAACATATCAAATGGTATTTTGAAATAGAAGAGTAATTTATGATGAAGGTTTGTCGGGCCAAACCACAGATTTCATATCTAACTTACCTTCAGAATTTAATTTTGGACTGGATTTAGCGGGTAAATCACGAAGTGCCTGACGATATGTTTTCCAAGCATTTGATAATGTTAAATCAGAAGATGCTCTCCAATCTGTTTCTGCAATTAATTTATTTCTTTCCACTCTCAAGAGTTTCATTGGTTCTGCTGCCTCTAACTCAACAATCTTTGCATTAACTTCATCTTCAGTTGGTTTTGTTTCAGTTTTATCTAACCACTCTAAATTAGAATAATTATTCCCATTAAGAACCCACATTGATCCTGGTTTTAATTCTAAAAGTGCATCTGTAATATTAAATGACATTATTGAAATACCTCCATTAATATAAATGAAGTCATTGATGTACCATGATAGATTGCACCAGTATTACCATTTCCACTAGCTCTGTTTAAATGAAAAGCATAACTAGTGTCCTGACAACAAACTTGAAGTTTGTAAGTTACTGTTTCGGTAGTTTTAGGATCATCTAAACCCACGAATCCAAGTCCACCAGGCATATGATCAGCATTATAAGCCCATCCAAGTCCTTTATAAGTTATTCTTATTCTATTGCCATCTGCCGAACCATTTAATTTATTGTCATCCGAAAAATCTCCTGCACCAATACGTCTCATAGTCTTAATAACATTACCATGATCAAGATTTGTCTGCGTTGTACCTGCTGCACCCATAGAACACTGAACTAAAATTTTACTAGTTGGAAATTTAGGTGTAATTGATGCAGTTAATCCAGTAATATCTACAAAACTCGTGCTGTTAGTGGTAAAATAATCACCCTTAAAAACACTAATTACTTGGACAATACCACCTACTGGCATCTTTTGAAAAGAAACTCGATCATAATCAAGTTCAGTTATTTTTTCTCTTAAATTAAATTCTGGTTTTGATACTCTAACTGTCATACTATTGCTCCGCTACAAATCCGTTAGATGCTGAAATTGCAGTTGTTACTGCTGTGGTCGTATTATTTATTCTGGTCAGACCCTGAAATTCACTACGACCTGCAGAGGTTCCAACATGTATTATATCATGAGAATTATCAAATGCAAGTCCTGTTACTACACTTGATGTTCCATGCAAAGTGCACTTTGCATTTGGTTGGAAAAGACCTATTTCATCTCGATACATCTTAGTAATAAACTTTTGTGATGGTTCTCCATGACCTATTCTTGCTAGGGCCATCACAGAATTTTGCTCAACTGAATAACTTCTAGTTCCTTCACTTCCACCATTACCATTATAAGAATTACCAAATAAAATTACACGAGCATCTTGATTACTGAAGGTTACAGTCCTTCCGTGTACATAATCGGAGTTTTTATATATTCTTAATTGGTTAGATCCGTTATAAACAGCGAGGAATTGACTCCATACATTTTCATTTCCGAAATGTGTTGATTCAAGATCAACATTACCAGTTTGTCCTCTAAAATAAAATCCATTATTTGTGATATGCACCATGAACATAGTATTATTATAACCTCCTGTGCTAAAGTTTTCTAGTGACATTTTTGCATATTTTTTATACCAAAACATCATATACCAAGCATTAGAAAAATTCATACTTAAACCAAGTGAAGAAGTGCTCTTCATTCCTTCCAGATATGAAGTACTATTAGATGGTTGATAAGAAACTAATTCTGCACCAGTAGCAACAGGGGCTCTATTAATTGTTCCGACTACTAATAAATCTTTATTTGATTTAGAACGGTCAGAGGCATCATCAAGCACCTTTTGAGCAACAATATTTTTAATATTGGTTGCAGAAGTACTATTATGATTAAAATGAAGATAAAGAGTTGTGTTTGACCCACTATTAAACTGAACACCTTTGGATATACCAGGAACTGCATGAAGATTTGCTAGTGTACTGCCACCAACAGCGTATTGAGTTGTGTGCACAAACAAAGCACTACCATTATAAGCAGTCATGTCTACCTGTAAAAGGTAATCTGTGTTTGTTTCAACTGTAAATGGAAGAAATGCATAAACATAAGAACCACTAGCATCAGCGTGAGTGAGATTTAATCCACCTGCTCCGTCACTTGCTAATGTTAATTTCTGAGATTGATAAGTCCAATTACTAACGGTTGCCCAGTTACTTGTGACTGTTGTGGCAGTAATATTTGAACTATCACTATCAGCTAAGTAAGCACCTCTATGATCTGAAAACATATATCCACTATTATAAGAATGTGAAATTTCTGCAAGCATTGCACCAGTATGTGCTTGCCTATTAGGTT